TAGTCATTACACCCATTCCTGGACCTGCAGACTCTGAACCTGGACGTAGCTTAGGACGTGGAGAAGAATCACGCTTGCTGTCGCCTTTGATGTCTTTACCTTTAGCATTAGCCCAAGCAGTAAGTGCTGAACCTGTGTACTTACCCTTGTTTTTTTTCTTCCAAGCATCTAACTGCTCTTTGGTAACAGCAAGTTTTTTCTTACCGTCTTTACCAGTATAATACATTGATCCAGCTTTTTGTGCAGCTGCAATTGTCTTATATTCTTTAGCCATTATTTATTCCTTACCTAAACAAGCCTGTTTTACGCATATCTACCATGCCACCTTTATACATACCAGGTTTACGTGACTGTTTCTTTTCGTACTCACCACCTGGTTGATTAACCTTTTCAGCAGCCTTTTGTCGTGTTTTTGTTACAAATTGCCTTGCAGTTTGAGTACCAAGAGCACCCGCAATTTGCCTACGTGCTTTTTTACGTTCTTCACCTTTTAGGTCTTTAGGAACTAACATATCCAAGGCTTCTGCAGTAGTAAGCTCTCCTTTTTCTACCTTTGCAGCAATTTTTTTAAATCGTGGAGAAGTAGCAAGTGAATATTCTGCAGCCTCTTGAGTATGCATACGTTTAGTTACTGCGGGTTTGTTTTTCTTTTTATCAGCCATTACTTATCTCCACACCCTCTAATGCCAGTGTTTAATTTGCCAGTGGAGTGAACTAACCCACCGTGTCTATATCCATGCTTTGCACCTTTCATCATTGTGCCATCTGGCATACGATGCATTGCTTGTCCTCCAGCTTTATAACCCATTTTCTTGGCTACTTCTGGTGCTGCTTTCTTCAGGGCTTTCATCCCTGGATTCATTGGTTTTTTAGCCATACCGCCCTCTGCTGCTCTAAACTTTGCTGTTTTCTTTGCTATACTCTTTGGCTGTTTTACAAACTGTTTGCCAGCCTTTGTACCTTCACGTTTTGCTTTAGTGGTAGCTGCATATTCTGCAGACGACAAAGATTTAATTGCAGCCTCGGGTAAGTACCGTTCTCCAGTCTTAGCACTAGGCTTGCCACTCTTTGTGCGCCACTTCTGCTTTGTCCATTTCTTTAATGACTTTTGGGGAGCCTTCATGTTTTGTAGCCCCCGCCTTTTGCTTTATATTGTTTTGCAACCATCTGGGCTTTTCTCGCAGACCATTGTCCAGGCTTACCACCTTTTGAACCTGCCTTAACTTGTTGTACGAGCTTACGGCGCATTGTTGGATTGGTGTAGTTGCCAGCAGCATTGATAGTGTCTCCACCTTTAGACATACCAGTCTTTTTCTTAGCTGCAGCTTTTTTCTTAGCAATGGCTACAGCTGCTTGTTGTGCTCTAGACTTGTATGGCATTATGCACTATCTCCTTCAACCTTATGGCAGTGTGGTGTAGCATAAGCACCACCTTGTCTTATTGTAGTGGCAATCTTTTCTGCTTCTTCTAAACAAGACTGCTCAGTATAAAATGGCTCTGGTTTTGCTATAATCTTACAGGACAATGCCATAGGATCAAAACATACGAGCATTATCCCTATCCACATTATGAACCTTTCACCCACTTCTTAGAAGGGGATTTAGTTTTAGAGGGAGACCACTTTACTTTATCAGCCCAGTATGCTGCAGACATCTTACCCTTTTTGATATTCTTTGCGTGGCGAGACTTGAATGCCTCTCGCTGTCCTGCAGTCTGATTGGTTTTCACACCCTTCTGACCAAACTTGATATACTTATACTTACCACCTTCAGAGGCCATAACATGGTGAGACTTACCACTGTCGTCATTTAGACGTTGCGGTTTGTTGACTTCTTTAAGGCCAACTTCTTTCATCTTGTTTTTTACTCGTTCAGGTATTGCCATATAATAATTAGGGGGAACACAGGACGTTTGCTATATTACCCCTACTCCTTTATTTAAATCTGTCGTATTTAGGATTATCTTTACGTCCAAACAATCTAAGTATAAAGTCCATAATAGATCTACCTATCTCTGTTGGAGTAGGTAATAACCAACCTAGGATAAGTAATAAGATTACCCACGGTGGGATGTTTGTATTAGTAATATCTAGGTTTTCCACTGTACCAGTCTCTACTTCTTTTGTAACTATGTCTCTACCAGCTGTAGTGGTCTGCTCTACAGATACGACAGATTGACGATTCTCTTTACCTATCTGTGCATTACTATTAACTGTAGGTCCACCAGACCCACCAAATGGAAGCAAGGAAGTTAATCCACATCCAGAAAGAAGTAGAACTAGTACTAGCCAACGCATTACGCCATCAATTCAAAGTGTGGTGCATCAATGAAAGGTCTAAGTCCGTGAGAACGTCTTAGATCAATGTATGTATTCATAGCATCTTCTGCTGTTCCTGGGTAGGTTCTGATATCTCCCTCTGACCAGGCAGCTCCCCACTTGATTGCACACCCAATCTGTCTAGCTGCTTCAGCCATAGCATCACAGATATTATCGTATACGTTTAATTCCCAAGAAACGTTGGAACCAAAGTAAGCTACAAGGTCTACAGCATGGGAATACCCATCACCTTGAATCAAATGCTTAGACTTCATAGTTTGTGATCTACCAGAAGCTACTAATTCCTTCTGAGCTTCTAAGGTACGTACACCATAGGTTACCCCAAAGTCTACATCAGTAAGCTCAATAGCTTTTTGCACTGTGGCCACCATCTCTGGGTGGACTCCGTCTAGTTTATCCAGTGATCTTTGTGAAAGTCTAAACGCCATTATCTCATATCCTTTGACATTGCTACTTTATTGCCCATTGGTTTACCTGCCATGTAAGCTGTAGCTCCCATATAAGCAGCTACTACGCCAGTTTGGGCAATATAGAACAAACCAAGTAGGTCAGCCAGTGCAGATACTCTAGAATCAGACATCATTGGAGTAAATAGGAAGATAGTAAAGATAATCATCATACCCATAGCTACCCAGGCCATAAACTTTTGGGACTCAGCCTTTTCTTCACGTAGCTCTATCTCAAGCATACGTTCTTTCATAGCTACTTCTTCTGCTGTGATCTTGCCGTCACCGTCAATATCAAAGTCTACAACCATTTACTCCCAGTCCCTCTTTCTATTTGGTTCAAAAACATCGTATTTACTTAGCATACCTTCAAGGTACATAGCTCTTTCTACTCTATCTAGTGAGTATTTAACTCCAGTGTCTTGAAAAATAGCTTCTCTTACGTAGAATACATCAGATCTTGGTATGTGTACCCTACGGAGTCTACCTTCGTCCTTACTTGCAAGAGCCTTATAGAACTCTTCTAGTACTTTGTCGGAGGAATAGATGTTTCGTCTTTGCATATAGTTATACCGTAGGAAATTTTGAAGTCAATACTTTAAATGGGACGACAGAAAAAACTTTATTCGTCCAAAGAAGGTACTTAAAGTATACTTAAAGTATATAATAACTATAAATATATAAAAGTTAATAGATACTTTAGGTTACTTTAAGTGCACTTTAAGTCACACGAAGTTACTTTAAGTATAATACTTAATGTATTATATAATACTTCGTGCCCCCGAGTCAAGGGGTAAGGCAAAAAATATTTTATTTTTATTGATAAATAATTTGTGATCACAAAAATAACTGAATAACACGATGTGATCACAAAATGAGTAACGTAATGTTACAAATTGTAACAAAAAGTGAGGCTTGAAAAAACCCCATCTCTGTCATTGGGCATATATACGTACGGCTATACCCCCGCTGGCCCATGCACCCCCTTCGGATAGGTCGGGTGATCCGAAAGTATAGCTGCATTAATACTTTTGTCGTAGCTAACTATCTGATTTTATTATGTTTCTAATACAATAGGGGATTATGATATACCCAAAAGGATAGACGAACTACTACTTTTTGTTACATTGTAACACTTTGGGGTAAGTTATGTATCCCCCAGTATAGCTCATTATATATAATACCACCCCACCCTACCCCTATGGATACCTAACCTATCCTTTGGTATAGCCTACCTATCCTTTTGTACTAGACGTATATCCTTTGGTATAGCCTGAGCCTATCCATTCGTATAGTCCTACCCTTTCGGATAGCTGACCCTATCCCTTTGGATATACTGCGGGGGAATACGGATAGCGAACCTATCCTTCACCTATCCTACACCCCGAAAATAGGCCCGTAGAGTGCGTTTTCGGCTTTCCAGCACCCACCCTACCTGACCGATCGGTTCCCCCTATTTGGACACTATTTGTCCACTGTTTACCCTCTGTTTGTTCTACTTTCGTTCTAGTTTTGACCAGTTGGTAAAAAGAACAAACATAGAACAAAACACTAACTTCTATCCGAAATAGTATATTGACAGAGAACATCTATCCTTTGGTATAGTCTACCCTATCCGTAATAGTTATTGACGATCCTTTCGGGTTACACCCGCACCCGCACGTGTATGCGCACACGCCCGTGCGCCCGAGCTATTATCCACAAAATAGGCCACCTATACTTTCGGATAGGTCTAGTCTCAAAGGTATAGTTTTTACCTATCCTTTATAGTGCTTGAGTATCTTTTGGGTACGGGTTAGGGTAGGTCATCAAGTCGAAATGGCGCATACGTTGACCAGATCGCTTGATACCCCGCCACTAGCCAAGGGGCATTGTACTGAGGCACGCTATTTGACATTACTGGTTTTCGACTAGGGCTAGACCTAGGGTTTGACAATCCCGATCATGGTTTTACGCATGTAAACTTTGCGCCTAGTTTAAATACAAGTTGAAAGGGGTTTTCAGTATGGTTTCCCCCTAGGATGGCAACATTGATTTAGCAATGCGATCCGAATTAAGACATACAATCCGATACAAACATAAGCCTTTTTGGTGGGTGTTGATAGCACCGATAACCACCACGCCACAACATATAGTTGACGGTCTGGTAAATATCTTTCGGGATGGTGATAGCCAATAAGCATAGGATACCGTGAACGGTGGTAGGCAATGCGCAATGCTTGCTTACAATGTAACACCTAGGTTACACGTTGCCAGCGTGTAAGGCGCACCCGTGTGGTGTGTCTTATTGTCTGGCAATCTCAAAGCATGAAAGGATAAATGAGATGACTGATTATGTAAAAGAATGGGTAAGCAATGCACGTGGTGCAGAGTATGGTTTTTTCAAGGCTGTCGAGTATGCACTCGAACAGTTTGGCGAAAAGAATAACAAGCCAATGTACGCCCTTATTGCCTTCACCAATGGCAAGTCGTTTGGTTCGTACAAGATTGAGGATGGTTACAAGCTATCTCAATTCAGTGCGCCCCTCAAGCGTATCTTGGCTGTCGCATTGTCTGATGTGAAGTTTACCTTCAAGGATGGTAAAGCATCGTGCAAGGTGGGTAAAAACGGTGGGCTTAACCATGATGTGCTTGAAGGTGTCCGCACTCTTGCTGCATCTAAGGTGGGTGTCAAGTCCGATGCATTCAAGGCGGCATTCCCTGTACTGACTGCGGCCAAGCCCGAAAAGTCTCACGATCAACGTGTTGAGCAGCTGCACACCTACATGGCGAAAATGGCCAAAGAAATGGGTGTATCTTTCGCACAAGTGCAAGCGATGGCATCTGCAAAGCCAACACAAGCTGCCGCATAATCTATGCGACTAGTGCAATCGGGTAACAAGTGGGTGCTGTATGGTGATGACGGTAAAGTTATCATCATCACATCCACTAAGCGTATTGCGGAAAGGTTGATGAACAATGGAAAATGAGGATGAGGTAGAACGTGAACGCAGACGCAAAAAGTGGGTGCGTTGGTATCACACATTAGGAAACAAAATCATGCAAGAAGTGCGTGATCTTGATGTAACAAATTATTATATTCTCGACGGGGTGTATCACAATGGTGTGACAGCTGTACCTGTCCAGATGATCGGGTCTAGCCTTGAGGATTGCGTGGGCAAACTTAAAAATGCTGATCCGAATTTTGGTCTGCATGAAATGTCATTCACTGGTGGGTGGGTGTGTGCAGACTATAGTGTGACTAGACAGGTGAGATCCCTTGTATAGTTATGTGTGGTTATGCGTAGATGGTGTACGCATATGTTCATTGCCACAAGAACGTGGCGGTGAAATGGTGGCATTCATGAAGTCAAAGGGCTTTGTGGATGTAAAATTGGAACCCAAATTGTAAACTGTAGGAGGTTAAAATGGGTCGTAAAGTGTATACAAATGAGTTCAAAGCACAGGTTGTTGAGTTCTACAAGTCTCACACTACAGAGGAAACTGTACAGAAGTTTGGAATACCTAAGCCAAACGCATCTAAGTGGGCACTCAAAGCAGGTGTATTCAAAGGTCAAGGTGGTAACAAGCACCTTCTCAGCTTCAGACACGAGGTTTGCCAGTATTATGACAACCATACTGGTGTTGAAACCGTGGCTAAGTTTGGTGTCAGCAACGATACACTGTGCAGATGGCGTAGAGAGTTGGGCTATCGTAACAAGTCTCGTGGGTACAATCTGTACACTGAGGGTTTGCAACCAACTGTAACAAAACGTGAACGCCGTAACTTTGTGATGACTAAAGCAGAGAATGGTCAGTTGCAGGGTGAGTTGATGGAAATCAAGTTGCAGTATGCAGTGCTAGAACGTGAGTTCAAACAGTTGAAAGAAACAATCATGGAGGCTATTCAACAATGAACATATTTGCTCTATCGGAATGTCCAGAGCAGTCAGCATTGTGGTTGGATGACATACGCAAGAACAAGATGATCTTGGAAAGTGCGCAGATGTTGTCCACCGCAATCAGGACTTTATGCCCTGACACATCCCTACCTGTATACCGTGTGGCGTATCTCAACCACCCATGCAGTATATGGGCTAGGGCTACTCGTGGCAATTTCATGTGGCTTATCAAGCACATGAGTGCCTTGTTTAATCAAAAGTCAGGCGCACACAAGTCGGCTGAACTTATTCCTGCCTTTCAACACTACGCAGAGTATGGTCAATTTCCTGATGAGGACTTGACTGACTTCGCAAACTGTGCTCGTAATATGGAACGTGGTGTTGATTACTCAGACGTTTCTGATGTGCATGAGGCATACCGCATGTACATGAACGACAGATGGAAAGAACGTAACATAACCCTGACATGGCGTTGGGGTGAGGAACCAGAATGGAGGAACTAACATGGTTGCTTATACTATTCGTACTGTAGACGTTGACGCATTTCGTGAACGTAACTATCCCTTTGTGCTTGTGCCGTACCAACCGTACAGCTTCGAGCCTGTGTCTTTCTTAGACAACGAGGGCAACAAACCTGCCGCAGGTTTCGTGTGGGTTGGTGAGGACAAGCATTATGTCGTACACCCACACCTCAACGGCTTTGTTGTCAAGAAAGTCTATGCCGAGGATGTCAACGAGACTGACCCTGTGCTTCGTGCATGGGGTGAATGGGATCACCTCAACATGTGGGAAATGGCAGACAGTCGTTTGCAGAAATGGCTTGAAAAACAAGTACTTAACTTGCTTGGTAGTGAGAGCCACCTGACCTGCAAGATCAGATACCGCCTGTGTGCCTTCGGCCCTCGACGTTCTGAGAAGTTTCACCCCAAGATTTCTGTGTGGCAATCACTTGAGCATCGTGACAATGACCGTGTCACTGCTATGAAACCTGCTCGTGCATTCAGTCTGATGTTCCCCGAGCTTGACCACAAGACAATCATTCAACTCAATGATCAGTATCTACAGGAGTTCGCACCCCGTGAGTTTACAATTCATGTATCCAAAGAAGCAGAGCATTTCAAAGATGCCTATGCAGGTAAGCAATCACCCAACGAGAACATCGACACTACGCCATACCGCAAGCATCTTGCCCATAGCTGTATGCGTTACGACTTCGACCACCTTCCTATGCATCCTGCTGAGGCGTACGCAAGTGGTGACTTTACCATCGTCTATGCCCTTGATCAAAACGACTTGGTGGCTGGCCGTTGTGTTGTATACACCAACAATGTACCACCACAAGCAGGGCCAGTGTACGGTGTATCTGAGCAAGCCATTGACTGTATTGAGGAACGCCTAGCACAGATGGGTGCTCGTACTGGTCACGATGCCTCATGGATCGGTGCCAAGCTCAAGCGTGTTGAGTATGACGATGGCTTTGTCGGCCCATACCTAGACTTGACACCGCAATCACTAGATGATATGGGTGATCATCTTGTCGTAGCCAGATGTGGCGAGATTGATGCCAGTGTCTATCAAGGTATCCTTGGCGGTCATCACACATCATGTTCCCAGTGTAACGAGAACTTGTCCGAGGACGAGTACTGGTACTCTGAGCACACCAGTGAGCACTACTGTGAGTCATGCTACTATGACGAACATGTGTACTGTGACTACTGGCAAGAGACTGTACACGTAGATCAGACCATTGTCTGTTACCGTGTCGGCTATGGCGGTCAACACGAGGCCGTGCAAGTCTACGAGGGTATCATTCATGACGGTGACGTATTCATCATGTGTACCGATGACGAGTACTGGCACACAGATGACGTTGTGTACTGTGAGTGTGATGACACTTATATCTCACCCGATAACATTGACGAGTACTTCACATCTGATTGGGATTGTGAGCTGTACCCCAACGAGGTTATGTGTACACTGACTGACGGTGACGTTGTATCCAAGTACGAGCTAGATTCACACCCAGGTATCTGGCAGAAAAATGATAATAATGAATGGGAAGAAGTTCAAGAGGAGTTAGAACTAGATGTATAGTTTAATTGAAATGCTGCGTTACAAACGCCCAGAGGGTAGCCTAACGCAACGAGAATTTTGCAAACGGTTTCTCGAACCTACGTTCGGTAGACCAGATGATCATGGCAACTACATCCACATCGTGGGTGACAAGCCTAACCTGTGCTTTACGTCACACCATGACACAGTCCACAAGACTGACGGTATGCAGAAGCTAGTCGTCACCAATGACGTAGTGTCTGTAGCCAACAGCAAGGAATCCAACTGCCTTGGTGCTGACTGTACCACTGGTGTATGGCTTATGCTTGGTATGATTGAAGAAGGTGTTGAGGGTGTGTATGTTGTACATGCAGCTGAAGAAGTCGGGTGCAAAGGTAGTCGTGCCCTCATCACAGATTACCCCGAGTGGCTTGACCAACTTGACGCAGTGATCAGCTTTGATCGTTACGGTGACAAGTCTGTGATCACACACCAGATGGGTATGCGTACTGCATCAGATGCATTCGCCAAGTCCTTTGCCGAGGCACTCAATCTACCACAACTAGAAGCTGATGACGGTGGCTCTTACACTGACAGCAATGAGTACTCTGGTATCGTGTCTGAGTGTACCAACATCAGTGTCGGATACTATGGACAGCATGGTGTAAACGAGACGCAAGACCTTGATTTTGCTGACACTTTGCTGACTGCCTTGTGTCTAGCTGACTGGACACAGTTAGTGTTCAAGCGTGACCCATCTATTGTCGAGGACACTTGGGGATACTCGTCTAAGTATAGTAACAAAGTTGATGAAGAAAATGTTTGTCAGCTTGAGCAACTAGTCATCGACTACCCTCACAAGATCGCAGAATTACTTGACGGCTACGGTTACACCGCCTATGGCTTGATGGAAGACTGCGACATAGACGATGTGAGTGCCTACTCAAGTTACATGGATGACTACACTGCCCGTGTTAGTAAAAAATATTTTGGGTGACCCCTTGACAGGCTAAACGACAAGCCTTATGTATACTTAAAGTAACTTAAGGTATTTAATATTTCTTCTAGAAATAATTAATACTTTAAGTATAACTTTAGGTTCGCCACCCCTAGCTCAACTGGACAGAGCACCTGACTTCTAATCAGGGGGTTGCAGGTTCGAGTCCTGCGGGGTGGGCCAAACCTAGGAGTTAGACATGGATGATCCACATGACGATTGTTCTCACTGGATAGGAAAGATATGAGATTCAAGACAGCCGTAAATGAATACCTACATACCAGACAGTTCGCTTCTCTTGCAGCTTCCTCACAGAAGGGTTACGAGACAGCACTTAATTCTTTCTGTCGTATGTCTGTAAATGGTAGAACTTTGGGCAACATCTCGATCCACAACATCAACGTACCATTATGCACTGAGATCTATGACACTTGGGAGTCGGAAACATCTACTGCCAATGCAAATCACAATGCACGTATCTTCTCTGTCGTAATGAACTACCTGATCACAATGGAGAAGCTCACGGTCAACCCTATGTCACGAGTACGTAAGCGCACCAGTGAGCCACGGTCTGTGGTCTGGACACACGAGCAGGTCATGAGGTTTCTTGACACTGCCTTTACCAACTTTAATTGGAGAAACATTGGACTGATTGTCCTGATGTGTTACGAGTGGGGTCAACGTCCAGTAGACATACGCAACCTCACTTGGGATAACCTAGACTTAGACGAGGGTGTGGTAACAATCACACAGAGTAAGCGTGGTGCTACCGTTGAGCTACCAATACCTGACAATCTAATCACCATGCTCAAGCAGCAGAAGGAGGACTGGGACTTCCAACCGTACGTAGTACCTCACCACAGGCCACAGGACAACGCCTACAGGCCGCTAACGATTGCTCAGATGATCACCCTGCTTGGAGAAGTTAAGGACACTGCAGGGCTACCTGATGACCTCAGAGTGGGTGACCTGAGAAAGACTGCCATTGTGCAGATGATTGAGAGTGGGGTAGATCATCTTGCAATTCAATCGGTATCTGGACACAAGAATGTACAGAGCCTCAACCCTTACAACAAGTTCAGCTTGAAGACTGCGAGAGCTGCACTAGATAGGAGACAAAGAGAATGACTAGAGAAGAGTTTTGGGAGTGGCTTCGTACTTGTCCAATTCACGAGGTATGGGTTACGGATGAGTTCGGTTATGTCACTGTAACATTTAAAGTAGGTGAGGAGACAGAAGAGAATGAAGAAACCTAGAGAGATACCTGCGGATACGTTCCGACATTGGGGTAAGTGTTTCCAAGATGGAACACTAGAGGATGAGTATGCACCTGAGCTTGCTCATCTTTTATTTTTAATGGCAGCTGACGTGGAGTTCCACAATCAGCTTGCAGAAACTTGGGATGATTGGTATGAAGGTCCGATACAATAAGATTTATAAACGCTTGGTTAGACTATCCATTAATCTAAACAAGATGCTTGGTGGTCAAGGTCAACAAACATTTAGTGCTAGGAACTGGCAGAGAAAACGTGATGGTTTACCTCACCTTGTATTTGCTATTGACTTGTTCCTTGGAAAAGGGCATTGTCTTGAGTGCTGGGTGAACTGGAAAGTTAGGAGATATGACTAATGGTTTGGGTATTGATATGGTTTCAGGTAACTAATAGCCAAGGTATTGACTACTACCAGTTAAATACCTATTCTAAAAAAGAAGATTGCATTACTGCACTTAATGATGCACAAGTCTTGGTGACACATCAGGGTGAGGCAGTTGCTTGTTTGGAGGTGAAAGTAAAATGATTGAAGTAACATACGTTGACCACATGGGTAGTGATCTATCTGTAGTCAATGCAGCTAGGGTCAGCTTTGGTAAGAAGTCTGACTGGCTACCCAGAGTACACAACGGTGAGGCTAAGGTATTGTCTGCCAAAGACTGCAGACTGATTGAATACCTTGCGAGGCACAACCACAAGTCACCGTTCAACCACACGTTCACTACGTTCCATGTCAAGGCTCCTGTCTTTGTAGCACGTCAGCTAGTCAAGCATGAGTACATGCCTTGGAATGAGATCAGCCGTAGGTACGTGGATGAAGAGCCTGAGTTCTATGAGCCTGACCAGTGGCGTGGACGTAGTGCAGACAAGAAGCAGGGTAGTGAAGGTGTCGTTACACTCTATGAGGATCACCAAATGCGGCAAGCCTACCACCCGACTGAGATAAATGTCTACAGTCTAGAGACATATAACTACCTACTGGAACAGGGTGTAGCACCTGAGCAAGCACGTATGGTATTGCCACAGTCTATGATGACTGAGTGGTATTGGTCAGGTACTGTGTTTAGTTTTGCTAAGATGTGTAGCCTACGTTGCAAGGATGACACACAGGCAGAGACTCGTGTAGTTGCAGATGCTATTGACGAGGAGATGGAAAACCTGTATCCCATGTCTTGGGAAGCATTAAGGATGTATGAAGAATGATGACTGACTATGAAGAAAAATACTGCGAGATGTGCCTTGAACTCCATAGTGAGGACAAGTGCAAAGGCAAGCAAGAAAAGCACCCATGCCCATATTCGGAGGAAATTTCCCGAGATGTTATTTATTGTGACTGTTGTGACTTCCAGTATGGGGAGTGCTGCGATGCAATATAGCTATATGAATATCATGAAGGGGAAGAATGATGACTGACTCAGGTATGATAGGAGTAGAACAAGTAGAGGAGCACGAGGATGGTAGTGCCACCTATCAGTTCCACTTGGATAACAACTGTGCCAAGCTACTACAAGAAGAAGGGCTGAAGCTAGTGCTGTACTGTGCAGCAGCAAAGTTAGACTTGCAGGTTGTATATGACTTCATTGAGGACCATATAAAGTATGAAGCAGACGATCTGACAGAGTATAAATTTGGGGTAGAAGATAAGGAAGAATAATGTACACAGTTGAGTTAGAATATGATCATGCATTCATCCGTACCCTTGACGAGAAGGATAGGTTCGAGGATGTAAGTGTGATCATCAGTGATGATGGCCGTGTATATATAATGCAGTACAACGAAAAGACGAAAAAGAATGACGTGATAGTTATGTCTTTACAACAGCTCGTAGATCTGTATGCTGCAATGGAGAGTCCCGAGGGGGCTTTCAGATTGGAGGTTAATCGTGGCAAACAATGACAACCCACACTTAGCTTGTCCGTACACTGATTGCGGATCAAGTGACGCTTTTAATTGGAATGATGACGGTTTTGGCCATTGTCATTCTTGTTCGAGAGCCTACCCATCTAAAGATATGCCAGAGGTATTCGAATGGGTGAAGGCTGAATATCCTTTGAAAGAAAGGAGAAACCCTATGGACATACCCATAGTGTCACAAACACATGAGGGCATACGTGGCCTTGATACTGACGTAGCCGAACTGTACGGTATTGCCATACAGCAGGGCGAAGACGGTAGACCAGTGCGTTATGCTTACAAGTATCCACACACGGTCAAGTACCGTTTGGTTGACGACAAGTCTAAGTCATGGACTAAGGATCGGGGCATGGGCATGAACCATCTGTTTGGTCCAGAGTTCAACGCAGGTACATCACAGCGTATCTATCTAACCGAGGGTGAGTTCGATGCTGCATCACTGTATCAAATCCTAGGCAAGACATTTCCTGTGAAGTCACTGCCCTCTGCAAGTATCGGTGAGAAGTTTATAGCACACAATCACCTTTATCTGTCGTCTTTCAAAGAGATCGTCTACGCAGGTGAGCTTGATCATGCGGGACGTAGGGCAGCTGATAAGTTGTACCAAGCATTCCCAGATAAGTTCTGGTATGTCCCTATGTCCAAGCATAAGGATGCCAACGACTTCTTGCAAGCAGGTGATGGTAAGGACTTGATGTGGGCAGCTAAGAAGCCCATGCGGTACAGCCCTGAGAACTTCTTCTGTTCCAGTGAAGACTTCTCGAATGCACTACGCACAGAGAATCCCTACGAGTATGTACCTACTGGTCATGCAGGACTTGACGAAAAGATTCGTGGCATGGTGAAGGGTGGCCTGACGTTTATCAAAGCACCTCGTGGTACTGGTAAGACTGAGGTGATACGTTACTTCGAGACTGGCCTACTGCACAATGAGGGTGTCAAGGTTGCTCTACTTCACATGGAAGAGATGAAGTCTACTACCCTACGTGCTATGGCTACGTATGAGTTAGGTGTCAACGTCCGTACCAAAGAGGATGCAGACCGTAATGGTTACACCCTTGATCAAGTTGAAGCAGCAGCCAACAAGATTGCTGACTCAGAGAACAACAGGACAATCATCTTTGAGATGCAGTCTCATGACGATCCTCTGACCTTGCTTGACTACACACGTATGGCAGTCACATCTTTCGGTGCTGACTTCGTGTTTGTTGATCACGTACAACGTCTGGCTTACTTGTCTAACTCTGGTGTTGATGGTGCTACCAGTACCTTGACTACACTTGGGTCACGTATGGCACAGCTTGCCAAGGAGTTGAACATCGGTGTGGTATTTATATCACAGGTCAATGACGATGGACGCACAAAGTATGCAGCCTCTCTTGAAGAGGAAGCTATTATCTGTGTAAAGATTGAACGTGACACCGAGTCCGAGGATGAAATACTTCAGAACACTACTGAATTTATTGTTGACAAAAACCGTCCATTTGCTAAATTGGGCAGAGCAGGTTCAGTCTACTACGATCCAGAGACTACGATCCTAACAGAAGAAATACCTTACGAGAGGAGTGATATAGCAGCATGATTGTATTTGATGTAGAAGCTGATGGACTACTTGATCAGGCTACAAAGATACACTGCTTATCCTATACCCATGATGGTAAAGACTATAAAACTTTGTTTGATTATTCTGACATGCGTGATCTTATACTCTCTCAGCGGGGGTTGGTTGGTCACAATATTGTTAGATATGATGTACCACTTCTAGAAAAGATCTTGGGTATCAAGGTGACAGCACGTCTCTTTGACACACTGCCTATGTCTTGGGTACTAAACTACGATAGACCTAAGCATGGACTTGAGTCATTCGGTGAGGACTTTGGTGTACCCAAACCTCAGATTGACGATTGGGAAAACTTAACTAGAGAGGAGTATGCACACAGATGTACAGAGGATGTAAAAATAAACTGGCTCTTGTGGCAAGACGTTCTCAAAAGATTTATGTTTATCTACAAGGACAAGGTAAAGTTAGACAAGTTCTTCCGCTATCTGGAGTTCAAGATGGACTGCGCTTCAGTAGCAGAACGGATCGGATGGAAGTTGGATATAGAGTTGGCACAGAAATGTGTGGACGATCTTACTCAACAGAAGTCTGAGAAAGAGGCAGAGCTTATTCAAGTTATGCCAAAGCGCAAGGTGACCACCAAGAAAACAAAACCAAAGAATTGTTTCAAGAAAGATGGTTCTCCATCTGCTCATGGACAACGTTGGTTTGACCTCCTACAAGAGCACAGCCTACCAATGCACTATGACGGTGAAGTAGAAGTTATTAAAGGTTGGGATCAACCCAATCCTAATTCCACTGATCAAGTCAAGGACTGGTTGTACTCACTTGGTTGGGAACCTTGCACCTTTAAATACGACAAGAACAAGGAGACTGGAGAAGAAAGAAAGATTCCTCAAGTCCGTAAGGATGGTGAACTTACCGACTCAGTAAAGCTAATCGCTGAGAGTAACCCTGCCGTAGAAGTTCTCGAAGGTTTAACTGTGATGCAACACAGACTCAAAATCTTTGAGGCATTTATCGAGTGTGAGCAGAATGGTTATGTCCGTGCTGAGATCGACGGTCTTACCAACACCTTACGATTCAAACACAAGAAACCTTTAGTCAATCTGCCTGGGGTAGACAGACCGTGGGGTAAAGAGATACGTGGCTGCTTGATTGCTCCAGAGGGTTACGTTCTTTGCGGTGCTGACATGACATCCCTTGAAGATACAACTAAGAGACACTACATGTATCCATATGATCCTGGGTATGTACACGAGATGTCTCAAGAAGGTTTTGATCCACACTTAGACTTGGCTAAACATGCAGGTGCTATCAAACAGTCTGACATTGACGCTTACAATCAAGGTCAACGTCCAGAGCTTAAGGCACTACGCAAGAACTACAAGGTTGTGAATTACTCTGCGACCTACGGAGTTGGTGCAGCTAAGTTATCTCGTACGACAGGTATGGCTATCCCCCATGCTCAGTCACTGCTTGATGCTTATTGGAAACGTAACTGGTCAGTCAAAGCATTTGCTGAGGCTCAGAAGATACGTAAGATCAACGGCGAGATGTGGGTACAAAATCCTGTAAGTGGTTTCTGGCATTCGCTTCGTTATGAGAAGGACGTGTTCTCTACACTTAACCAATCCACTGGTGCTTATTGTTTTGACAAGTGGGTTGCTTACTACAGAACACGCAGACCAAACATCATTGGTCAGTTTCATGACGAGTCTATTAACCTTGTTAAAGAAGGAGAACAAAATGAACACACAGATGCATTGATCTGGGCTATTGAAAAACTTAATCAAGAACTTAAATTAAATGTTGACTTGGGTATTGATGTTCAGTATGGTCAACGCTATAGTGATGTACACTAACAATGGAGGGCCAAATGGCTACACGTAAAGTAAAACTAACTGGTATTGCCGAATGGGCAAAAGTATTTCCACAGAACCGTGACATGCAGGGTTTTGATGGAGCCTATCAAGATTGCAACGGTGCTTGCACAATCGACCTCATCCTTGACGATGACAACCTAGCCACACTAAAGGCTTCACGTTCTATGAAGCGTGGTGTTCCTGATCAAGAGGGACGTGGTACAAAGGTAAAGTTAGTCCGTAAGTTTGACACTGGAAGGGATTGGGATAGTGGTGCGCCTGTTGTTAAAAAGTCTGATGGTACTGATTGGGACTATGATCTTGATGGCACCATTGGTAACGGATCTACTGTAGAAGTAGTTCTATCAGTCTACGATACTAAGATGAAAAGTATTGTAGGTACACGACTGGATGTGGTCAAAGTTCTTGACCATGTTCAGTATGTTCCAGATACTGTTTCAGATGATGCTTCGCCATCTGTTGCAGCTGAAAATAATAACAGCGAAGTGTTGTTTTAACCTCCTCCCAAAACAACTAGTGGCCCCCTTCGGGGGGCTACCTTTTAAGGAGATAACATGAAAAAGATTGATACATTAGTTGAAGACCTTGAGTCCGTGATCTATGGACAAGGCGGCTGGAACGGAACCATCGGTTCTATGCTAGGCAACAACATTGCGATGTCTGCCAACAAAAGATTTAGTAAGCCGCAAGAGCCTCGTGGGTATCTATCTCTTTCGTCTATTGGCACACCGTGCAAACGTAAGCTTTGGTACAAAGTAAACAAGCCAGGGTTTGGTGAGCCACTCAGTGCTAACCTACTTCTACGTTTCTTTTACGGAGACATGATTGAAGAACTTATACTATCTATGGTGATAGCTTCTGGTCACAGCATGAAAGGTTCTCAAGACAAACTCAACGTTCATGGCATACGTGGTCACCGTGACTGTGTGATTGACGGTATGACTGTTGATGTTAAGTCTTGTAGCCCATATGCTTTCAAGAAGTTTAAAGAGGGTACACTTCGTGAGAACGATGCCTTTGGTTACATCAGTCAGCTTAGTTCTTATGTCTATGCAGGTAAGGATGATCCGCTTGTTGTAGACAAGACGCACGGTGCATTTCTTGCGATTGATAAAGTCAGTGGTGAAATCTGTTTAGATGTACATGACTTTACAGAAGATCTTAAAACCAAAGAAGAAGAGATGTTGGCAGCTAAAGAATTAGTTGCAGGTGACATTCCTACTGACCGTATTCAACCTGTACCTGCAAGTAAGGCAAGTCCTAATACTAAGTTAGATAAGTCTTGTCAGTTCTGTGAGTATAAGAAAGCTTGCTGGCCTAACCTACGTATGTTCAAGTACTCATACGGTATTGAATATCTAGTACACGTAGAGAAGGAACCCAAGGTAGAAGAGGTGTTCGATGACACGGGCAGCTAAGGCAAAAGGACGTGGTGGACAAAATGAAATCAGGGACAAGCTATTAGAAACCTTTCCTGAGTTCGAGCCTGATGACATAAAGTCCACAACTATGGGGGACACTGGGGAAGATATCCAGCTGTCCCCTGCAGCTAGAAAGAAGATGCCTATTACTATTGAAGTAAAGCGTAGGAAGTCTGGTATGAAGATGGCCTACGATTATATTGAGCAAGCCAATAAGCATGGCAAAGGAGAACCAGTTGTGTTCTTTCGTGCAGATAGAAAAGACTGGATTACAATGATTAGTATAGATCATTACATGGAGTTATTAAGGAAATGGAAGTGAAGATCTGGGGAGTTACGGAAGGTCCAATAGCTATTGAAGAAGTATCTGATGCAGAACTTGAAATGGCACCTGATGGATCTAAGTATTTTATGGTGTGTAGGACAGAGATAGATGGTGTAATTGGTGAAGATAACTTTTGGTTCGAGGACTTCGATGATGCTTACGAATGGAAGAAGCATTTTATGAAGAGCATTGATCCGATTGTGATTGACATGGATGGCACTAGTGCGTATAACTAGGGGTCTTTCGAATGAGGTTTGAGCTATCAATAAAAATAAAAGTAGACCCCGATGCTAACTTTCTTGAGACCTTTGGGGATAACTCTGATGTGATAAAAGAACTAATCGAGGCTAGTCTATATGATATAGACGATGTAATTGTGGAAGAATGTGAGGTAAAGAATGTTGAATGAATCAGACTTAGAAGCTTGGAATTATTACAACGAAGCTTTTAAAGAACGTATGACTATGGATCAGTACCAAAAGGCAGCAGCTAAGACTGCTATCTACAACAGTACACATAGTATACTCTACCCTGCCCTTGGTCTAGCAGGTGAGGCAGGTGAAGTTGCAAACAAAGTCAAGAAGATGATTCGTGACAACAACTTTGATCGACAAGGTATTGCTGCAGAGATCGGTGACGTGTTGTGGTATCTAGCTGCACTGTCCCGTGATCTTAATATTGACTTGCATGACATCGCTTTTCAAAACCTAGAGAAACTCTACGGTCGTAAAGCACGAGGTACACTATCAGGTTCAGGAGATAAGAGATGAGTAACCTATTACCAACAGACTATCAATCCTTCATTCACAAGTCACGGTATGCAAAATACTTTGATGGTAAGGGACGTGAGAACTGGGACGAAACTGTCTACAGATACATCTATGAGGTAGTCTACAAAGCTTTACCCAACAATGATTTTGACGGACCTGTAAGCAAGGAAGTTTATGAGTTTGATTGGGGTGCTGTTGAAAAAGAAATACACGATGCTATCTTGAACCTAGAGATCATGCCATCTATGAGAGCTATGATGACTGCTGGTCCTGCACTAGAACGTGACAACACAGCAGGGTATAACTGCTCGTACTTACCAGTAGATGACCCTAAGTCTTTTGATGAAGCTATGTTCATCCTCTTATGTGGTACAGGTGTAGGCTTCTCTGTTGAACGCCAGTACATTAGCAAACTACCTGAAGTACCAGAGCTGTTTGAGAGTGATACTGTAGTTGTCGTAAAAGACAGCAAGGAAGGTTGGGCTAAAGCTTTACGCCAAGTTCTAGCTCTTCTGTGGGCTGGTGAGATTCCTCAGTGGGATGTCTCTCGTGTACGTCCTGCAGGTGCAAGACTAAAAACCTTTGGCGGTAGAGCATCAGGCCCAGCGCCTTTGGTTGAACTGTTTAATTTCGCTGTGTCTACATTTAAAAATGCACAAGGTCGTAAGCTCTCAAGCATTGAGTGCCATGACCTAATGTGTTTCATTGGACAGATCGTTGTGGTTGGTGGCGTACGTCGATCAGCTATGATCTCTCTATCTAATCTAAGTGATGACCGTATGCGTCATGCTAAGTCTGGTCAGTGGTGGGAGACAGCAGCTCACCGTGCACTAGCTAATAACTCTGTATCCTATACAGAAAAGCCTGACGTAGAGACATTCATGCGTGAATGGACAGCTTTGGTTGAATCTAAGTCAGGAGAACGAGGAGTATTCAATCGTGAAGCATCTAAGAAACAAGCTGCAAAATATGGTAGACGGGATAGTGATTACGAGTTTGGTACAAATCCATGCAGTGAAATCATTCTTCGTCCATATCAGTTCTGCAATCTTACCGAGTGTGTCGTACGTGCTACAGATACTATCGAGGACTTGGAAAGAAAAGTCCGTCTGGCAACAATTCTGGGTACTATCCAATCGACCTACACAAAGTTTCCATATCTGCGAAAGGTGTGGAGAGACAACACAGAAGCCGAACGACTGCTTGGTGTGTCACTCACGGGGATAATGGATAATCCATTACTGACAGCAAAGAATAAAGGACTCAATGAAACTCTTGCGCACCTTCGTCAAGTGGCTGTTGATACTAACGCTGAGTTTGCTGATAAACTTGGTATCCCTGTATCTGCTGCTATCACATGCGTTAAGCCAAGCGGCACTGTCTCTCAGCTTGTGGATTCAGCATCTGGTATCCATGCTCGCCACTCACGGTTTTACATTAGGACTGTACGAGGAGACAACAAAGATCCTCTTACTCAGTTCATGAAAGATCAAGGCATTCCTCATGAACCATGTGTGTTTAAGGGTGACACTACTACAGTGTTTAGCTTCCCTCAGAGGTCACCTAACAAAGCTGTGACTCGTAACGACATGTCAGCTATCGAACAGTTAGAGATGTGGTTGGCTTACCAACGTAACTGGTGTGAGCATAAACCATCGGTGACTATCTCAGTTCGTGACTCGGAATGGTTAGATGTGGGTGCCTTCGTGTACAAACACTTTGATGAGATGTCTGGTGTGTCCTTCTTACCACACTCTGATCATACCTACCAACAAGCACCATATCAAGATTGTAGTGAACGTGAATACAAAGAACTTCTAAAGTTGATGCCAAAAGCTATTGACTGGTCAAAGCTTTCAGAGTATGAACAAGAAGACAACACTGTGGCAATGCAAACTATGGCTTGCTCTGGTGACTCATGCGAAATCGTAGACCTAGTGTAGGGTCTACACCTTCACCCTGTGTAAAGGTCTGTCGAATAGAAGATGGATACTGCGCAGGGTGTTTACGAACCGTAGATGAGATACGTGACTGGATGATCATGTCTGACTACGAACAAAAGAAACTGTTGTACGAATTGAAATGGAGACAAGATGTACGTAATGATCACTCGTGACCAATGTAACTTTTGTGATCAAGCTAAGGCTTTATTGAAAGGAGCTAACTTACAATACACCGAATATAATATCCAATCTAAATCTAGTTCGTGGTTGCTTTACCTTTTAAAACGTTCTAGTATTACCACAGTACCTCAGATCTTTAGCCCTTCAGGCTCTCACATTGGTGGGTACACAGAATTAAAGGAGTACCTAGAACATGGGCAAGCCAGTCAGAAAAGCGTTTAATAGAGCACTGTATGAGGCATACGATTCACAAGCTAAGGATGCTTTGACAGAGTACCTCACTAAGAAGGGGCATGTGTTAGTCAACACTGAGGAGAACTACAATGTAGATGTTGTGTCCCAGAAGCATGGCTACACCTACTTCAATGAGGCTGAGGTAAAGGTAGCTTGGGATGGTGATTGGCCTACGCACTGGAGAGAGATACGTATTCCAGAACGTAAGCAACGTCTACTTGATAAGTACCAAGGTGAGAATGGAGTACTTAACTTCTACGTCTTTCGTAAAGACCTCAAGCAAGCTTGGCGTATCAGAGACTTCCTGTTGACTAAGGAAAGTCTTGGTGAGGCAAAGGGTAGATACATCAGACCAGGTGAGTTGTTCTTTCACATTCCATATACAGAAGCGGAGTTGATTATACTATGACAGATAACGTAAACCAACCTCCTCACTACGGTCAAGGTGACATTGAATGTATTGATTACATCAAAGATATCTTGACAGACGAGGAACTTATCGGTTATTATCGAGGCAACGTTGCGAAGTACTTACATCGTTGGCGTTATAAAAATGGTCTAGAGGATTTGAAGAAAGCAAGATGGTACTTAGAAGCACTAATACAGCATCAAAGCAAAAGATGAAACCATTTAACGAAGGATACCAATCCTTCCTCAGAGGTAACTTGGGTAATCCCTACCAAGTTAATACAAAAGATAACAGGGATTGGGAGATGGGTTTTAACAAAGCCTATTTCAAAAACAAGGAGCTGGTAATTGAAAGAGAGCTTAGAGAAAGAAGCAAAGAAGTTCACTCAGCAAAAGCGTAAGGCTCCTGCAACAAAAAGCCTGACCGCAAGGATTTACTTGGCAGGTCAGGCATTAAGTGGTCTATTGGCTGGTGGCAGGTCGAGTAACGATATGCGAGAAATAAAGCGGCAAGCATATGATTGGGCAGATTATATGTTAGATGATGATATATAAAAAGAGGGGGGCTTGATGCCCCCTTTTATTTTATCTACCGTATTGTCTTGCTCCAACCTCCGCAGGAACCTTGAGCATTTCTATTTGCTCTACTGTAGAGAGATACTCCTTGAGGACGTATAGTTCTGCCCTTGTCATATCCCCAATCTCCCCATCAAAGTTTAACTCTTCGATAGCATCATCTAGTTTTTTATTGGTGTATTTACCTGCCAGTTCATATTGAAGGTCGATGGTATCAAGCGGTCCTGAGTATTGTAGATACAAGAAGCTCTTAGCTAACTCTTGAGCTTCAGGCAGTATCTCCTTTTTCCAATACAGTCTTTGCCTATCAAGCGGCATGTTTCTAAATGCTTTGCTGTCCATTAAGGCTGAAGCTTTTGCTTCAATAACATCGAACAAAATACCATTGTATTCGTTAGCAGCTTCAGGAGCTTTTGTTCTGACTTGTCTAGCAGCATTGATATCAAACTGCTCGTAGCCTAACATGTTCATAACACGCTGGGTATCAGTAAGCCTGATAGATCTTACACCTAATGACTTTGTAGATGTAATATCAGCTTCTCCTGTTGCTGCTTGCTTAAGTGTTTCACCGACTGGTTCACCAGTAAACAGTGGAATAATATTGTCAATATAACGAACAGAGTCATTGTAGAATTTATTTCCTTGATAACGATCAATAGGTCTAGCTTGTTCACCCCTAGCAATACCAGCCAGTGTATTTACAGGTTCGATAAAACGTGTACCTGCAGAGATTACCTGTGAACCTATACCCCCCATAGACTTACCAAAGGCTCTCCACATTTCTTTCATATCACCCTGAAGCATATAGAAACCAATACCTGCAACATCTTGCTGAGTTTTATCTAGGTTTCTAAGGACACCTTCAAGTGTAAAGTCTCTAGCTACTTGAGCAATCAGTTCTGTGGGTGGTTCTTCTCCATCCATCCAGTAAGATGCAATTCTTGCAGCAGCTTTAAATGCTGAGATTGGGTAATCGTATTGACGTGTAACAACTTCACCACCAATAGATTCCTGATAGAGACCTAACCCTGCCTTACGGTTTTCACTCTCTTCCATTACTAATGTATAAGTAAGACCCCAAGATACTGTAGCTTTTGTAAAGAGTTCCCCATAACTTTTATTTGAGTATTTACCTAGAGCTTTACCTGCCATAGAAAAGCCAATGGATTGTAATCCAAAGTCTACTGTGTTGTTGAAGAATCGACCAAAAGGAATAAGCAGACCAACACCAGGGATATTTCTAGCATCCTCAATAACTGCGGCAACTTCACCAACAAGTCCTGGTCCTTTGTAAGATTTACTAAAGATAGATTCTAAAGTTTTATCTACTGCCTTAGCTTCTATCTGGGCATACTCTTTCGTAGCCATAAACTTTGCAGCATCTTCCCAGTTGTAAAACTCTGACCAACCTTTACCAGTTACTAGTCTTAATTCTTTATCCATCTGAAAGATAAACTCTTGAGACTTTGTAAAACTGTCCTGTGCCTTAACGAAAGATAGTGTTTGAATAAAGTCTACTGCATCATCTGTAGCCACACCTAGAAGTTTTTGATTAGGAGTAAACTTACCATCTGTTACAAGTTTAGTAACGTTATCAATACCCCCAGGTAATGTAGTTGCTAGTGTTTGCAGTGCTTCTGTGTTACGTGTAAGTGCAGATTCAAATGCAGCATGAGTCATATCAGGATCAAGCAACAGTCTCATACGAAAAGCATTAGACTCAAAAAGTGCTCTAGCAATTCTATAAGACTTTTCTCCAGCTTTCTCCATACCAATAGCCTTTGCTAGTGTACCTCTTCCTGCATGTAAGGTCATTAGTGCCATGTCGGATACAGCGTTGATACCCGCATTAGCACCCCAACCAATCATGTTAAGTGCACTGGTTGATGGGTTAGACACAAGCAATCTAATCAATCTATTTTGGTTGTTACGAATAAACTCTGGTAACTGTTCTGAAAGACGTGTTGCATATGGATCGTCAGGTTTCTTTAGGAATCCTAAGTCTAGTGCTTCGTTAATTAGTTGGGCAATCTCAAAGTCTTTAGCAGAAATACCGTTAAGTTTTGCACCCTGTGATGCAGCATTAAGTACTCTAGCAGCACCATTCATTTTAGCTGCAAAGGTATCTGCAAACTCTTCGATAGTTAAAGTCTTAGCTTGCTTTAGCTTATTACCTGTAGACTTCTCAAAGGCTTTGATAAACTGTTTGATCTCTGCTGGGTCTGACTGCTTGATTAGGTCAGCTATCCAGTTGCTATACAGATCACCATCACCACGTTTAGTATATCTTAACCCACGTTCTTGGGCAATCTGGGCCATACCCTTTAGTACAACATTACCTTCATCATCAACATGACCTAGCAACAGATCAACAAAGAAGTCAGTGTCTAGATCTTTAAGTTCTACACCACCCTTAACTTTGTTCTTCCAACTGCCAGTCTTTGGTACAAGAGCATTTGTGTATTCTTCAATAGACTTAGCAAGATCAACCAGCATACCTTCAGCACTTGGTTCTTTTACAGTGACAGATGGTGCAGCTACATCAGAGCTACCACGAAGTACAACCTTACCCGCTTGAACCGCACCAATAGCGGTGGCACCAAGGGCTGCAATACCCATAGCAAACTTATCATAGTCGTCACGTACACCCAGCTCAACTAGTCCGTCTTGGTACAGATACTCCATACCAACACTCACAGCAGCTTCGATGCTTGTAACTGTAGCAATCTCAGCAAGAGCACCTTTTTGTGCTAGACGCTTAAGACCTTTAGATGATAGTAGTTGGGCTGAGTAGTTCTTAATCTGATTGCTTGTAACTTTACCAGCCTCGTCTACAGCTTTGATAAAAACTCTTTTGCCAGTTTTAGATACCTCTTTTGCACTAGCACCTGCTGCTTGCTTCTTGGCCATTTCACGTAGTGCTACTTTCTTAGCACCCTGAGTTCCTACACGAACAGCACCACCACCGATAAACTTACCGATAAGACCTCCAGCTAAGTTGATTGGGTCTAGCAGTGCTGTACGAACATAGTCTCCAGTACCCCTAACCTTTTCACCTAGTGTAGTCTCTTTTGAGTATAGTCCTGCCATGTTCTCAAAGAGAGCTGCAGCAGCGGCTGCATTAGCAATCTTATCCTGGTCGTCTTTAATGTCGTTAAGGTAGTCCATCTCAGATAAACCACGTACCGTGTTACCTGCAGATACACCACGACGATTGTCTAGAAAATCATCTACAATCTTTTCACGACTGAGACCCTCTACAGACTGAAGCCCATAGCGGTCAAGCATATAGTTGTTGATGATGTTAAACATCCGATCATCTTCAACCATCTCATTTTCTGTGTAAGTTCCTGGCTCAGGTAGAGCTGGTTGCTGTACAGATGATGTATCAAATTGATCAAAGAAGTTACCTGTCGGCTCCTCCTGTGGATCGAATTGATCAAAAAAGTTTGTCATTATAAATACTCGTCAGCAGATCCTGGTCCATACTTTAATTCAAAGTCTTGTTTTAAGCTGGGATTATTTTGAAGTGCAGCAATAGCCTCAGCTGGGGGTGTTGGATATGTCACCTGGTTTTGTGGTACTGAAGTTGCAATATAAGGTTTGATTAGGAAGTTGTTAGACAGTCCACGATACGCTGATGGATTTTCTGTTTCAAGACTTGTGATAAGGTCTGGTGTAATAAACTTAGAAAGTAAGTAATCTCTCGCATCAGCTTTTGTTCCTGCGTCAGAAGAGGTTAAATTGTTCAAAGCATTTTGTGTCTGAACTCTGTTAGGATCGTTCTCTAAACCTGCACGAGCAATTCTAATTACATTCTGCATTACACCTTCGAACTGCTTCTCTCTCGCAGCAAAGTCAGTCTTTTGAATAGCTTCTGGTTGTACATCAACAAATACAGTACGACCACTTTTAGTAGTCATATTGTTTATTCTTTGAGCTAACTTATAATACTCTTCTTTGTTTGTAAGGTCAACAACTTCAAACTCTTTGAACAAATCAATCTTATCTTCAACTGACGTAGGTGCCTTGACAATGTCGATCATTGTGCGTAAGTCTTGAAGGTTGATTACCCTATCGTAATCAGTAGCTTGCTCATTAATAAACTCAAGAACTTCTTGTGCTGCAAACGGATCTGAAACAATGTTGTTTAGATAGTTTAAAGTTTCTTCATCTTGAATGCCTGAACCATCAATACGTTCCTGTAGTTTTAATGCAGCTTCAGCAGCAGTTTCAACATCTTTATTAGCTTTACCTGCAGCACCACCACCCTTTAGGTATAGTCCAAGAAGTGCGTCCTCACGTCTAGTTCTGAGGTCATCTTGACGTGCCTTTTCTTCATCTACTTTTTCAAAATAATTTAATGCGCCTAATGAACTAAATGCCATGATTATACCCTCACCATTAGGCCAATTTTAGTTGGCTCTTCTTCCTCTTCGACTTCAGGTTCCATCTCTGGTTCTTGAGTCATCTCTTCCATAGTAGTTGGAATTGCTTCACCCTCTTGCTCACGGAGTTTATCAAGCATCTTCTTAGCACGAGCTACATCACGCTTGTACGACAGAGCTTTCTTGTCTTCTTCGTTTTCAAACCCTTCATCATACTCCATGTCAGTTGCATCAGCAAACCCTTTAATATATTCATGAAGTACTGGAGCAATAATAAGGCTTACATCAATACTATGCATACCTTCCATCACAGCTGAACGAAGTATTCCCTGTACAAGGGTCACCAAGTCTACACCATACTCTAGGAAGTATAATACATCTTCCATAGCACCTGGTTTTAGTAGGTTATCTATGTGTACATCAATAGCTTCGATAGGATCAACTATTTCTGGAGGTCTTTCATACGGAGCATTCTTAGGCTCAGTTGTAAGTGACTGCCCTGGGATGGGTCTTTCAAATGTCAGCATTAATTATTCCTCACTACCTTGTCTACTTTCTAGATACGCATTGTAGATGGTATTAGCATCCTGTATTCTTTTATCTAGCATAGGTTTTCCAGGTCTTAAATAAAATTTAGAAGTAGTTGTAGCTGCATCTTCTACAGTGGTTGCTTCTAGAATTTTATTAAGGGCACCTCTCTCTGTAGTATCAAACTCTTCAGTAATCATTGCCCAGTTACCTTCATAACTGTCTGCAGGTAAATCTCCAAGTTCTTCTAGAAGATTTTCAAACTGAGTTCTTCTTGGACCTGTCCACTGCGCAAATGCTAAACCACCCTTAGACCCTTTAATAGTAGGTTTAAGTTCTTGCATAAATTTAAAACCACCAGTCTCATGCCAAAGGTTTCCAACAAAACCTGCAGCTTGTTCTGTAGTCATGTCGTAGTTTGCCTTAAGATCATCAATAAGTTTAAATGCAGTTTGCATAGGTTTTTCAGAAACCTTTAGGTTAGAAACATCCTCTGCAGGTGGTTCTATTTTACTAGTAACAGGGTCTACATTTATATCTTTTTCTTCTAACCCCTGTATTAGAGAAGCCAACTCAGACTTAGCACTTTGATTTTCTTCACGAACATCTGAGAATCTTTTAAGTAATTTTTTCTGAGCTGATTCTACTTCTGAGTCAGATACTTTCTGAGTATCAATACCTCTACCTGCTAACCCCCTAGAAACCCTAGCTTGCTTAAGTGCAGAGGCACCTTCCAGTCCACCAGATTGTAGTGCCTGAATCATAGATATATAGTTTGGGCCATAGTTATAAGACATTATTTATTTCCTTTATCCAAACGGATTTAATGATTTAAGAATACCACCAGGACTTGTACCAAACAAGAATCTCATTGCTAACTCTGTATCTGTAGCATCTTCTACTGAGGCAAGTTTTTCTCTAGCTACCTCTAAGTCTTTATCAGCTAGGATAATCTGAAGTGCCCTATCCATAGCAGATTGGTCAGCACTAAATGCAAACGACATAATATCACGTTCACGTTGCCAGATCTCATCTAAGTTCTTAGAAGTCAGTGCATTGATAGTTTTAGCAAAGTCTAGGTTACTTTCATTTTGTGCAGCAGTGTTCAGTGTGGCAATGTTTTGTCTCCACTGTGCGTTAGCCTGAGCAACTACAAGTCCATTCTGTGCGTTAAACAGATCACGTTGTTGTTGGATCTCAGAGTTAAACTGACGCATAGCATTTGCACTGTTTACATTAAACTGATCCATAGCATTTGTTTGTGCTGCATTAAATTGTCCAACCTGTGCAGATAGGTTAGCAAAGAATTGATCAGTTTGGTTTTCACTTGTAGCATTAAACTGTGCAGCAGCATTCTCTGCAGCTTGGTCAGTAAAGATAGCTTGGATATTCTGTTGTGCTTTAAACAACTCTGTCTGCTGTGCATTAGACAGGTTCTGCATTTCCATCTGCAAGAAGTTCTGAGCATTTTGTACTGCAGCTTGCTGACGATTGTTTAGGTTAGCCATATCTAACTGCGACAATGCAGCAGCTTCAGCCATTGTCATAGCCTGTCTGTTAGACAAGTTGTTTAGGTTCATGGTGTTAGCTGCACGAGAATTTTCAAGTGCAATGTTCTGCTCTGCAGTAAAGTTCATATTGGCAATGTCACCAATACGTGCTGAGTTTTGTACACGAGCTTGGAATGCTTGGTCAAACTCTTGACCTAGGAACTGTGCTCTTTGTTGTGCAGCAAGCATAGCACGTTGTTGTCTGTTTGACAAGTTCTGTGATTCAAATTGTGCCTGTGTTTGCGCATCAATTTGCGCAATAGGTAGAGCTGCTTCCATTGCAGCTTGAATAACTGCTTGACCTGCAAGAGATGAAGCACCTAAGCCACGAGCAGCTAGTGTCTGCATTGCTGTACGCATAGAGCCAGCAGCCCATGCTGGTGTATTACCACCTTCAAACTGAGCCATTAAACCTTCTAGCTGTCCTGCGACAGTAGCTTGTTTAGTTGGAGTAGCTGTTGCTGCATCAATTTGTTCTGTAAACGTAGCTGCTTTTTCTGCATCTGCTGCACCAGAGATAAGCTCACCCTCTTGAATCTCTCTAGCTGCAGGGGCATTAACCATAGTGGCTGTACCTTGAGCAGCCTCCATGCCTGTAACAGAAGTGGTAAGCTGTTGTTGTCCAGTGACCTGTGCTTGAGGTGATACAGTACCTACCTGAGCTGTGGTAGCAGCTGTCTCAGCTTGTACAGCAGGAGTCACTGTCGTAGCAGTCATAGAACCTGGGGTCATAGTTGTTGGCATATCAGCTTGCTCTACTGTACCTACAGTAGCAGTTTCTGCCATAGGTGAAACAGGTGTAGCCATACCTGCATCTACAGGAATAAAGTCAGGTGCAGTTGGTTGAATCTGTGCAATAGGAGACTGCATTGGTTGCATAGTCTGGGTGATCAGATTCTGCTGCATCTTCTGAAAATCTTCTAGTGTAGTTCCAGCAACACCTTCTTGTGCACCAACTCTGTTTCTAGCCATACCAGCCATAGCCTGTTGGTACTTACCCATACGGGCAGCTGCTGAAGGGTTAGCAGCAAGGAAGTTTGTAAGTTGTTCTGATGGACCAGTAAAGCCTAGGAATCTTCTAGCAAGCACCACATCAGGAGACATTTCTCCCACTGAACCACCTTCTGCCATAGCTTGTACCTTAGTAAATCCAGGTGGTACATAGGTCATAGGCTGACCATTAAACTCTGTTACAGGTGTAGTCTGACCTGTGGTTTTATTTTCGTATGTAACTGTCTGATAACCCATTTGTGTAGGGTTATAAGTAGCACCTGATCCTGGAACTGTAGTGACAAGTGTTTGTGGTACAGCACCTTGAGTACCCGCATACTGTGTTCTGTATGTAACTTGATCAGGTAAGGCAGATATACCTGCAGTTCCTAATGGTAAAGCAGAGGTACCTGCTTGAGTAACTGCTTGTTGTGTTTGAGTTTGATCGGTATAGTTTACAGGTGCAACTTGTTGTACAACTGTTTGAGGTTTATTAGGGTCAATAGGAGCTACCTGCCCTGCACCTACCTGTGCTACATCTGTAGAAGGTTGAACAGGAGTAAAGTCACCACCAGCTACACTTTCATCATCTGTAGAAGATTGAACAGGAGTAAAGTCACCACCAGCTACACTTTCATCATCTGTAGAAGGTTGAACAGGAGTAAAGTCACCACCAGCTACACTTTCATCAATCACAATAGGCTGAGTTGCAACTGCACTAGAAGTTGTTACAGGGGCAGCTGTAGTCGTAGTATCTGTTGTTCCAGCACCTGAAGTTCCAGTTGTTGTAGTTGCAGTAGTTTGAGTAGCTGCAGTTGTTTGTTGTCTGGCTTCGAAAGCATTAGCCAAAAGACGAGCATCGTTAGCAGCACTTAAAGGGTTACGAACAGTAGTCTGTGCAGTAGTGCCATCGTCCCAAGTAATAGTCCAGTTACCTTTACCACCACTTATAACATAGTTGTCTGGGTTCTCAGGGATATTACCTTCAGCTACGACTCTATCCAAGTCATCTTGAATGTACGAAGGCAGATTACCTTGTGCATCGTAGAACTTCTCATCACCTTTTGGTATAATAGCCATAATACTTTACCTTTATTTACCCATTGTCATCCATACCGCACCTGCAATAAATGTCAGGACTCCAACGGTAGCTAATTTTACTACTGTAGACCAGATAGACTTACGAGTGTCACGCCATGCTTCCAACAAGCTACGCATCTCTGTAATATCTCTTTGTGCATCATCGTCTAGTAAGCCAATAGAACGTAGGGCTTCTTTAGCCCCACGCCTAGCTGCACGATCTAGCATTTCTTCTATTTCTTCTGGAGAAAGTTTGATGTCACTCATAGTTTAACTCGTGAATGTCTGTTTGTCAAGGCTTATGCGTTTTCTAGGGCAGTTACTTTTGCCTCTAGGGTTTCAATGCGATCCATTGCTTCTTGCAATGCCTTGACTGCTTTCATGTAGAGGATGGAGTATTTAACTTGCTTGGTTGTAGTGCCAAGATCGTTGCCATCATTGTCCTGATCGGTGGTATTTATGACAAGACCAGACATTCCAGATGCCTCAAGTTCTTGGGCAATGACACCAATTTGATTTGGTGCATCAAGATCATCTGCTTTCATGCTGTATTTGCGAACACGCAAAGCCTTAATATCATCCCATTGTGAAGATGCGTCTTGGATGTTCTCTTTTAATTTTTCATCTGAAAGCGTACCGTAAGTACCAGTGCCGTTGTAAACACTACCATCGTCATGCACTACAAACTTATCTACCCCAGCATTTGTATCACGCCCGCTGAATAGGTAGTAAGTGCCCCCAGAACTAGTTCTTTGCACTCCAGCCTGAATGCATCTGTTTCCATAAGAACCGTTTACCACATCAACAAAAAAACCAACAGTGCTTGTTGAGGAGGAGGCTTTCCAGTTACCCGTGCTTTGAGCATACAACCTAGGATTACCATCCCCATCCGACAGCACGATGTTGTTGCTTGAGGTGCGGATGTCCAAGCCGCCTTGGTTGCCGTTGTAAAGGCCAACAACAGTGTTTTTTATTCCAGACGTAATAAGCTGACCCGCCTGAGAGCCAAGCATTGTGTTGTTGTTTCCAGTAATGTCTCGCCCTGACTGATAGCCAATAAACGTGTTGTTATTGCTGGTAACGCTATTATACCCCGCCTGATACCCAACGGCAGTGTTTTGGCTGGCGGTGGTGTTGGCTTGGAGTGCTTGCTGACCAATCGCAACATTATTTAAGCCTGTAGTGTTACCATAAAGTGCAGCATTACCAACCGCTACAAGGCTATATCCTGTAGTGTTGCTATAAGCTGATTGACGACCTAAAAATGTGTTACCGTCACCAGTAGTATTACTATACCCAGCCCTAAAACCAACAGCGGTGTTATTACCTGCAGTAGTGTTTGAATAAAGACTTTCCATACCCAAAGCTACGTTGTAACTGCCTGTAGAGTTTGTGTAGAAAGCAAGGCCACCAAGTGCTAAGTTTTGTTCTCCAGTGGTATTACTAAATGCAGCCTGTCGGCCCATAGCCGTGTTGTAGTTGGCGGTGGTGTTGTTTTGCAAAGCATCACCACCAAGGGCTACGTTATAACTGCCCGTAGTATTATCAAACAAAGACAAAGCACCAACAGCCACGTTATCCGCACCTGATGTGACAACATACATTGCGGCATTACCAACGGCTACGTTTTTTCCACCTGTTACACCTGCACTATTGCCGCCAAGTGCCAAACGACCAACAGCAACTCCAGATGCGGCTGTTGTTACTCCGTAACCAGCCCTATAGCCAACATAAGTTGCTTCTATGTTAGTAGCACTATATCCAGCTTGATAACCTAAAGCTGTGTTTTCGCTTGATGTTGTTATTGTGTAAAGCGACTGATACCCAACGGCAGTGTTGTTGCTGGCGGTGGTGTTATTTTGAAGTGCGCCAGACCCAACCCCAGTGTTATAACTGCCGCTTGTTGTAAGGGTCACAGAGTTTTGACCAACACCTGTATTGTGCGATCCATCCTCAATATTTGTTAAAGATGCACGACCCAAAGCCGTGTTATTACCGCCTGTTGTAAGATCACGTAGACTTTCATCACCCAAGGCCACGTTGTTTGTACCAACAGGATAATTCCCATCCAGCTTGATCGTGCCACTGGTAATAGTTAAATTACCATCAGCTATTTCATCAAAAGTAATAGAACCATCAGCAAGGGGATTCCCTGCTGCTACAAAATCTGCGAGTTCTCTTGCCTTGCTCATAGTCCCTCTTTCCTTCTAATTAAGCTGC